GCGTAGCAAAGAAATACCCAAATCGGAAAGCCCAAAAGGGCGGCGACGGTTGGGACGTTACGTTGACGTTGAATTTCATTGTACCGTTGGTACGTGGCGTTGCCGGGGTATGGCAGTTTTCAACAAAGGGTACGGCGTCCACAATCCCACAGATCCGGGAAACATTCGACGGTAATACCACAATCCTGGGAAATCATTCGAAAGGGCCTTAAAACTCCATAACCCTAACGGCGGGGAAGAATATTCAGACAAAGTAATGAACAAATACAAGCAACTCAAACATGATAACTATTAAATCGCTCGCAAAGAAGCTGGAAATTGCCGAGATCCGCATCTGGTTTTTGATTCGGCAGCGGATTATCAAGACCACGAAGAAAGGAACTGATATTTTGGTCGATGAATCGGAGGTATATGACTACCTGCAAAAACGCCCCGAACTATGGGATAAATGGAAGATAGACTATGAATACTGCCAGACTCACAAGATAGCATAAAAAAGCAAGGACTCCCCCGAAAGTTCGTCCCTGCCAACGTCCGCCCAGACATCCTCAAAGATATAAATTTTATATTGAAAAACATGACGACACCTTCAATAAAAAGAAGACGAGGCGGCAGACGCGACGTCTCAACGGTTCACATTAACTTCACAAGGAAAGAACTGATAGACGAACTTCGGCGGGTGGAGTTCTATTGCAAGGTGGTAGACCGGCGGGCTCGAATCAAAGAACGCAGGAATGAAAAGTAATTTTGTAAAGCTGTAATTTTTTTATTTATGAATGATATTGCCATTTTTAGAAATGAAAAATTCGGGGAAATCAGGACAACTGAAGTTAATGGAGAACCGATGTTCTGTGCATTGGATGTATGCAATGTGTTAGGTTATTCTAATCCGAGTAAAGCTATTGCAGATCATGTTGATAATGACGAGCGGTATAACGAATCGTTAGAGCGCGGTGGAACGCTATTGTTTATTTCCGAAAGTGGATTGTATTCGCTTGTGATTCGAAGCAATAAGCCTAACGCTAAACCTTTTCGAAAATGGGTGACATCGGAAGTTCTCCCCGCCATTCGTAAGACGGGTAGTTATACAATGGCTCTTCCTAAAACATACTCAGAAGCACTTCGACAACTGGCAGACACAGTGGAAGCAAAAGAAAAAATACAACTCCAATTAGAAGCCAAGATTGAACAGCTCGACGAATCAAAAGACTGGTACACCATTAAACGATGGGCGAAAGAGCACCATATAAACTGGAGAAAAATTTCATGGCGAGCGTTAAAAGCCATTTCCATAGAGCATGGGTATGAAATAAAAAAGATATTTGACGGGAATTACGGGGAAGTAAATCTTTATCACAAACAGGTTTTTGCTATTTTATATGACCAATAAACTTGCATAATGTCCCGGACCTATTGACCTTTGCGAAAACAGATTATTCTATGGCTGGAACGTCTGATTTACTACGGGAGATCGCCGACATGCTCGATGCGGGATTCTTCAAAAACATAACCGAGGATGATCTCGACAGGGCGAAAAGGGTGATTATGGCATTTCGGGATGTCAAAGTTGACTATGAGCAGGCGAAACGAATCACCGGCAAATCCGATTCGGCTTTCAACGCGAAAATATCGCGTTCCGGGATACCCGTCTGCAAGGAACGGCTATACAGGTACAGCGATATGGTTAAGATCAAAAATAAAGAGGTTTGACTATTGATAGTGCCCCAGGGCGGATACGACAAGCACTTCAACCGTTTCCTCGTTTATCCGATATATCAACCTGTGTTCCGAACTTAGCCGCCGAGACCAAAAACCGCTATATTCATGTTTGAGTTGTTCAGGGTTGCCTATTCCCGTTTCGGGATGATCTTCGAGTTCAGATAAAATACGGTCTATGTGTTTGTTTATCGCTTTGTTTCCACTTTTACGATGAGCGCAAATATCCTTACTCGCCTTCCGGCTTATGCTTATTCTATATTTTCCCATTCCTTTCGCGCTTCTTCAAGTGATATAAATTCCGTTTTGCCTGCTTCATATTCCTTGATACGGCGGGACAGTTCGGCGATATTTCGCGGATCGTCGAACCAGGGATCGCCTGAAGGGGATGGATTAAGACTGATACCGTCGCTAACCACTAATTCAATAAGTTTACGCCCGCGCTTCACAAATACGCGAGTATGTTCGGCCATGTCAAAGTATTTTTTTTGATTGTTCCGAAACTCCGAAGGGCTAATAGTAATTGCATCCATAATCTTTTTCATTTGTACGCACTTTTGTACGTTTTATTGTACAAATATAATGCCTTTTATTGAGCAATGCAAATTTGTGTGGGTTTATTTGATATTTAAAAAATCATTCTTATACTGGTAATGCTCTATTACCAGTAAGGCGAGTTGACGCTCGCTGCATAGCGGGCATTTTTTATGCTTGCTAATTAATATGGTTTCGTACCCCCTTGTCGAAGGTTAATGCCTCGACTGCCTTACTGGTGTAGAGCAAAGGGTCAGTACGAAACCTTTGTATTTATTTTTAATGCTCAAACCAGTATGTTTAACAAATCAATGTGCGCCTACCGTCATTTAGAATGCGGTGTGGCAATGGAAGTTATTTCTGATTCTCTGTCCGCCTACAAAGTTTCCAAACAAGGCAACGAATCCCTGCTGTGCATCAAAGGAAGCATTGACGAAATCACACTTACACTCAGTGAGGCAAAAATGCTTCTTGAATCCCTATCCCGTCTCATCGAAGATCGCACCATTACCGGCTCGCAACCGGTCTACAACTTCAGAGAATGCGTTAACGCTGGTAGAATCGTTAAAAGGGGGTAGACATGAACACCATGCAAATTTTCAATAATCAGCAATTCGGACGTGTTCGGGTTGTCGATGTTAAAACAGTGCCATATTTTGTAGCTAATGACGTATGTTGCGCTCTCGGATATTCTAATCCAAGAGACGCTATTAATAGGCACGTTGACAGTGAGGATAAAACTGGTGTCGTGATTCACGACGGCAGCCAAAATAGAGAAATGACAGCTATCAACGAATCCGGAGTCTACTCCCTTGTTTTCGGGTCTAAGTTACCTACCGCAAAACAGTTCAAACGGTGGGTGACGACCGAAGTCCTGCCATCCGTCCGCAAACACGGGGCCTACCTGACCGACCGGAAAGTAGAGGAAGTGTTATCCGATCCGGATACGATCATAAAGCTCGCAACGCAGTTGAAGCAAGAGCGGGCCGAGAAGGAGCGCCTTGCTGAAGAAAACAGACTGGCAAACGAGCAAATCGAAAAGGCCGCGCCGATGGTGCAATATTACAATAAAGTATTGCAATCGGACAGCTTGATTACAACAAACCTGATAGCCGATCAATTAGGCGTTAGCGCAAGGCGGCTAAACGACATGCTGGTGAAGCGCGGTATTATATACCGGCAAAGCGATACCTACGTACTGTATGCGAAATACCGGGGCCAGGGATACGAAGGTTATAGGACGCATACTTACATCAGCAGCACGACCGGACAACAGTTCACCAAACAGCATCTATACTGGACGGAAAAGGGCCGCGAATTCATCTACAACCTGTTTCACGATGACCGAGTATGAATATACGGCCCTGGACGTAATCAAACGTATGGGCGAAGACGAAGTATTCCGCCGGGAATTGTTGCTGCTGATAAACGAGCTGCTTTGCATGTTGAAAAACGCATGTGAAAAATCGAATTAATTTTACATTTATACAACTGTAAACCAGGCATTTTATACTATTTTGCAAAGGGGTGGTGCGCTGTGCCGCCCCTTTCTATTTTTGTTCCATAGCGCTATCGGTAACGGCCCCACGTAAGCGGGCCGAAAATTAATAATCAATCAATAACTATGGACAAAGATATTTTTATGTTCGGCGACGGCGGGTCTAAGGGATCTGACATCATGGCGATGATTCCGGCGCTGATGCAGAACAAGGGTATGGACCCGAACCTCGTTGCGGCCCTGATGAACGGTAACAACAACCGGAATGGTTTCGGCGGGGACGGATGCTGGTGGATCTGGATTATCCTGCTGTTCTTCTGCTGGGGCGGCTTCGGCGGCAACGGTTTTGGCAACAATGGCGCTAACGGTCTTCCGGCACAACTTAACAACGATGCGGGTCGTGAATTGCTGATGAATGCAATTCAGGGCAACGGCGCAGCGATCAACCAACTGGCCGCCTCGCTGAACTGTTCGACAACGCAGCTTCAGGGCGCGATTTGCAGCCTTCAGGGATCGGTGGATAAAATCGGCGGTCAGATCGGAATGAGCGGACAGCAGATTATCAACTCCATTCAGTCTATGGGCTGTCAGATCGGCAACCAGATTGCCGAATGTTGCTGCAACGTCCGCCAGGACATCGTGAAAATGGGCTACGAGAATCAGCTCGCGACGATCAACCAGACCAATGCGCTGCAATCTACGGCCAACACGCAGTTCAACATCATCGGAGCGAAGATCGACGCACAGACGCAGATCATCAACGATAAGTTCTGCTGGCTGGAAAAAGCCCGTTTGCAGGATCGTATCGACGAACTCAGCCGCGAGAACTCACAGCTTGCTACGGCAGCCAGCTTGCAGTACCAGACTGCGAATATCGTCAGCCAACTCAAAGCCCCGGCACCGGTTCCGGCTTACATGGTTCAGAATCCGAATTGTTGCTACACGCCTACGGTGGCCGTTGCTTCGTCTCCGTTTTGCGGATGCGCTGCGAATGCCGTAATCTAAGCAAAAAGGAGGTGATTATGTATCCAAGAGCAGACTTTAGAGTTGTTTTTCCGGGATCGTTTATCCCCAGAGTGGATGTAGGCGGGATTTATGAACTCCGGACTAACGCAGTACAGATTACCGATGCTTCGGTGGACTACGGGATTTCCCCTATCTGTTACAATGCTTTGCCATGCAAAAGCGTGGTCTTGCTCAGTGTACATGCAGATGCGCCGGCGGGAGGCGAGTCCCTTCCGGTAACAATCGCAGTGCCGAACAACGGCCAGTCTACGGTTTCCAGTGCCGATACTACCACGGGAACAACGAAAATTCCGGTAGTAGATAGCAAGAACAGTAATGTCACGGGAGCCGATGTTACGGGGAGCACCGAACGCCTTGCCTATATCGATAAGCGAAACGGCATAATCCGTTTTCTGGAATTTACAGCAAGAGCGGCCCCCGCGCCGACTGCATCCGCTGAACCTGCAGCAAGTAAAAATTCAAAGTAAAAAAAAACGAAAGCGCAGGGAGGCAATCCCCCTGGGCTTTCCTAAAAATTAAAAATCATGTTCCAAAATTTGAGAAAAGGATCATCTGTATATGTGCTCGACACACGGGAAACTCCGAAATTCTATACGGCGGCTGTCAAGGAGGTCGGCGTGCCGTACTATCCGCAGCCGACACCCGGACAACTGACGCCCTTCCAGCAGCAGTACATCAATATTACTATTGAGAACAACGAACCCTGGGGAGTGCCGGTTAATCTGGATGTCGTATCGAAGGATGGGCTTACCGTCTCCATGACGCGCGAAGGTCTGATGCCAGCTATCACAGCGGCGCAGAAAGAGAGTTCGGATATCATCAATTCGTTCGAACGTCACAAAGCGAACCTGGCAGCCTACGATCAGATTTTAAAGGATCTCGATCCTTCCTATGCGAAAGCGAAGGCTCAGGACGAAGAGATCAAGCGTCTGAACAACGAATTGAGCGAAATAAAGAGTATCATTCGTTCGGTTCCGAGCCTGGAGGATATAAAGGGCCTTTTCGATAAACAAGGAACACCAAAAACAGCTAAATGATTATGAGTTGGAATGGTATGGTAATCGGACGCGCTCACGGAGGCAGCGAACGAGAAGACGTGGATTATATGCTCGATGAAGCCTATGAAAAAGGCCGCGAGGATATGCGTCGAGAAATGATGGACAGCGGTCGATATGGAGATCGTTCAGACTATCCGCGCGGGGACTATGAAATGCGCCGCATGGATGGGGAGGGCTACGGAGATCGCCGCGGAGTCAAGGGTACCGGGCCGTATGCCGGTGAATACAGGCGTAGAAGGTATTAGGTTATGGGACGGCTTGATGTTTACGAAGCATTGCCGGAAGGTATGAGAGAATACCTCTCCAATCACGGCTGGCATTTCAGTAAAAAGCTGGCCGAGTATGCAACCAACCCCCAGAGGATGAAGAATACCGACGGCACAAGTCATCATTGGGATCACGAGCAGGTAAAACAGGCCCTCGAACGTAATGGAATTACAATTGAGAAAGCGAAGGGATACGACTGTATGTACGTCGCTAATATGGCCTATTCGGACTTTTATCCGAAACCTTTAGCCTCGGAAGCTGCCATTTTGCAGTATGTGAAGGCTTACATCGATGATCCGGACGGCTATGACGGCATCGCACTTACCCGGTACTATGCGGATTGCATAGGAAAGGGGGAACCTATTGCCTGGGAAGAATTTCTGTAACCGGCGGGGCACTCCGAATCATGTCGGAGTGCCCTTATTTTATTCAAATTAAATATAAAGATCATGGAAGAAGTAGAATTGAAACAGTATATCCTGGATTATTCCAAATCCATAGCTAAAGGCGATGACGATGTGCTTGAAATAGCCGGACGTGTGTCCGACTTCATTGAAGGGAAAGAAGATAAGTGCAAAAATTGTACGCTCGTGCAGTGGCTTTGGCTGATTTTGTATCTGAACGTCGATGTCCTTTGGGGCAAGGACGATCAGGAAGACGAACAACCTAAAAAGACGAAGAAATGAACGAGTATGCCCAAAGATTATTAGCCGGTGAAAGCCTCCGGTCGGTCATCGGCAGCATGTCCCCCAGCGATCATCAGCGGTTATTGGAGTATGTCGACAAGGAAGCTACTTTCTTACCCAGGTTCGTACGTCGGAAGATGTGTAAGCGTATAAAAAAATATATCGAAGAATGATTACCGCAGAGGTACGCATACGCAAATACGATTGGAAGATAAGAATATATCTTGCCGTTACTTGCTACTATACGGACGAGATTATGGACTCCCTATCCCGGATCGGATGCCCGCCCGATATTATGAACAGGGCCTACAATAATATGACCCAATGTGCACTGGATACGGGGTTGACTTATTCAAATTCGCACCGGTCGGTTATGGTCGTAGCCCGGAGTTCGTCGCCGGCGCAATTCTTAAACTCGTTCGAGCACGAATTAAGGCATTTGACCGATCACATCGCCGCTGCCGAAGGGCTTAAGATAGGCGGCGAAGATGTTGCTTACCTGACCGGCAATCTAAATTCCCTGCTATGGGAATATATACACCCTTTTGTTTGTTGTAAATGTAAAGACTATTGATATGAACAACGAAGGAGATATTTGCGCTTATGAAGCGCAGGATCGGGACAGTAAAATAAAAGAGTTACTCAAAGACCTGGAATCAGAATTACCCCAGCCTAAATTCGAACAGATAAAAGAGGAACTGCTTCAGGTTTTAGAGGGGTAATTGCGGGGGTAAAATACCCCCGCAACCCTTCTCTCCAAATGTGTGATAAGTTCGGAGATGCGCGTTTTCTCTGCCATCGATTGTATGGCATTTGCAATAGGATGAAAGAGCTAAATTAAGCGCATACTTTCCCCGTGTTATTCTTTCCCTAAAGGTGCTATTTTTTTTCGAAACTATTGCATAATGCGCCGGACGTACTGACCTTTGCAATATAAGGTTTTACACCTATGTTTCAGGAGATATCGGAACTTAAATACGTGAAGTTCGTAAAGCGGGACGCCATCGAAAAAGAGGCTCTGTTGAGCAAGCCTAAATTTTCGGATATGTCGTTGATACCCCTACTTTATGACGAGTTCAGGCGAATTGTCGCCGATGATAAAAGTCAGTCTAAACAGTCCGGTCGCCTGAAGAAACAATTCGTATTCATTATCCTATACCTGTACTCTCCTGCAACGCTTGCCGGCGGTAAAATACGTACAGGTGTTCGTAATGAACTTCAGAAGTTATTTCGATACAAATCCCCTACAGCGATCAGCAATATCGGGGCAAGTGCGGCATTCTGGTATTCTCAATATCGGCATTTCCGCAAACAGGTGGAGTCGGTATTTATTCGGCTCATGGAGTGGCATAACGATAGGATAAAAACGGATAGTTAAATGGCGAAGGGATTGACGATAAAACAGGAGAAGTTCTGTAACAAATACCTCGAATGCGGTAACGCGTCCGAGGCGTATCGCTTTGCCTATGACTGCTCGAACATGAGCGAAGAAACGATTTGGAAAAGGTCAGGAGAATTACTTCATAACGGGGCAGTAACGGGGCGGATAGATTATCTCAAGAGCCACCTTGCCGAGGCCGCCGGCATTTCAGCTCTCCAGATTGTTCGCGAACACCAAAAGATCGCATTCTCCGATGCTACCCGTATTCGAAGTGGATGGATGTCGCTCAAGGAGTTTGAAGTCCTTACGGAAGATGAAAAAGCGTGTATCAAGTCGGTTGAGACTAAACAAACCAAGCGGGTTACTGATGAGGGGGAGATCATTATTGACGAACAAGTAAAAATCGTTTGTTATGACAAACAGAAATCGCTCGATAGTATCGTGAATATGCTTGGTTATAATGCACCTTCAAAAATAGCCAATACGGACAGTAAAGGGAACGACATCCCGCAACCTACGTTAAGTACAGACAGATTGCTCCAGTTGATAAAAGAAGGAAAGACGGATGGATGATTATTCGAAGGTGGGCGACCTGCTGGTCAAAGAGGGATCTCTGACATTTGCCGCTACGATGTTTGAGGCGGTGAATAGGAGACCCTTTCTGATATCTCAGCATCATCGGGAAATTTGTCGGAAACTGGATCAAGTACTCCGAGGCGAACACCCCACCAATCGACTAATACTGAACATCCCACCGCGCCACTCAAAAACGGAATTGGCAGTGGTAGCCTTCACTGCGATGGGCTTTGCCATCAATCCGCATTCGGAATTCATGCACCTATCCAGTAGCGATGAGCTTACGACCCGCAACGCGACGAATATTCGCAGAATCATGGAAAATCCCAACTATCGGGCTTTTTTCCCCCATGTAGATCTATCGAATAACGCAAAAGGGAGTATATCCACTTCTGCTGGCGGAGTGTTCTATGCAGCGCCTTTTATGGGTCAAATTACGGGGTTTGGATGCGGTAAGCTCGGAGCGGATGTGTTTAGCGGTTCGATGAATATAGATGATCCTATGAAGGCTCAAGATGCCTTTTCGACCACGATTAAGTCCCGGATTGGAGGGCTGTGGACATCTACGTTCAAGAATCGCCTTAACGATACACGTACGCCGGTTATCGTGACAGCACAGAGGCTTGCTCCGGACGACTTCTGCGGATATCTGTTGGATACAGAGGGAACAATCGAAGAAGGGGGAGTATGGGATGTTGTGAGATTCTCGGCCATCGTAGACGAGGGATTGCCTACTGAACACGCGTTATGGGAATCCCGCTTCCCCTTAAAAGAATTGAAGGTATATCGGGATGCGGATGAATTTACTTTCAACACGCAATACATGCAAGACCCCAAGCCAGCCGAAGGTCTGATGTATCGGGAGTTCAAAACATATGAAATAATACCTTATGCGAGTGACTCTATGCGTAAAGCCTATGTGGATACAGCAGATACCGGCGACGATTACCTGTGTGCCATTTGTTATGTAGAGCAGCCTGAAGGGAACTATGTGATCGACGTGCTTTATACAAAAAAACCTATGGAGTACACGGAACCCGCGACCGCCGAAATGCTTTCTAAACATCGGATAGAAGTAGCTAATATTGAAAGTAATAACGGGGGACGTGGCTTTGCCCGGAATGTAGAAAGACAATGTCGCTTGATGGGGAATAGTAAGACCCGTATTTCGTGGTTCGCTCAGACTGAGAATAAACAAGTACGGATATTCACGAAGTCGGCTGATGTGAATAATATCACCTATTTCCCCTCCGGATGGGATCGAAGGTGGCCGGAATTTTATCGAGCCATAACAGGATACACGAAAGAAGGAAAGAATGCTCACGACGATGCGCCGGATGCGCTGACCGGATGTGTAGAGAAAAGGATTAAATCACGTAACAAAGCCACGTACACAAAAGAGGATTTAGGAATATTTTAATTTAAAGACATGGAATACTTTGGGAATCTTTGGAAAACAATTAAAAATATCAGTCTGAATGTCATCGGAGTTAAAAGGACGCTTGATGAACTTATTCGTGATGGGGATGTGTCTAAAGCGATGACCTTATTCCAGAATAGGGACAATGAGGTCGATCAGGCTATTATGGAATACAATCCCGAAACGCACGAAGTCATGTTTCGGAAAAATAAGATAAGGAAGAACCGGGAGCCGTATAAAGTTGAGAAATTGCCACGGGCCTGGCAGCGGCATATCAATGAAGTCGCGCTATATTTCCTTTTGGCAAATCCGATCAAATGGAGCAAGGAGGATGTGAATCGATATGAAGACGCATTTACCGCCTACAACAAATTTTTAGCATCGACCCGGTTCAATACCACCATGCGTCAAGCCAAAAGGATTGCCGGTGCAGAAACGGAATGCGCCAAACTGTATCATATTTATCGCAATGAAGAGACATTTGCGCCGGAAGTGAAGGTGGTTTTATTGGCAAGATCATTAGGGCATACTTTACGTCCCATGTTCGACCAATACCACAATCTGATAGCCTTTGGATACGGCTACTATCTCAGGGAGAATGGGGTTACGATAGAGCATTTCGACATCCAGACTTCTGCCAATATAATCAAATGCAAACGATCTTTCCGTTCTTTGAATTGGGATATTGAGACTACACCGAACCCTTCTGGTAAAATCAATGTCATTTATTATCGACAAGAGAAGGAGTGGGATGGTGCGGAATTACGTATCAATCGGGACGAAATGATTGACTCAAAGGCTGCTGATGTCAATAATTATTTTGCTGATCCGATTGTGAAAATATCAGCAGACATATATGATTCATTGGTGGATCCTGAAATGGTCGGGAAAGTGCTCCAATGCGACGGTGAAAACAGTGTTTTCGAATACGTTACACCTCCGACGGCCTCTGATATGAAAGAGGGAGAAAAGAAGGTTTTAAAGGAATCGATTCATCAGGATACTATGACTCCAAAGTTCGACTATGAAAGTATGCTGGGATTAGGGACTCTCTCCGGTGATGCTTTGAAAAGGGCAATGATTCTGGGCTATATGAAGCGACAGAATCGCATGGAGATATATGACGAACTTGTTGACCGAGAAAAGAATCTTATCATTGCTATAATGGCTAATGTAACTCACGTCCATCTAAGAGACTCTCTTTTGAAAATGCAGATTACTCACGAATTTGCGGAACCTTTTAACGAAGATGTACAACAGCAATGGAGCGCGATAGGCAGTCTTTATCGGGATGGCGTTATATCTCTTGAAACCGCGATACAAAAACTTGGACTCGCTCCAGATCGGGAAAATGAGATACAAAGGATAAAATTAGAACGAAGTACATCCAGTTCTATTCAGGAAAATATTACTGTATCTGAGACAGAAAAGTAGTTGTACATATTGTAAATGGATAACAGTCCAGAATCCCTGGGCTGTTAAATGTATTAATGTTCGTATATATCACCGAACTTTGTTTCTATGAAAAACACACGGAAGACACAGCCAACTTGAAGCCCTACTAATGGCAAGTTGCTACCGGAAGATCGCAATACATGTACATTTGTTACATCGGGAGTAACACATTCGGGTAATTTTGGTATTATTTTACTTTTATGTAATGGTTCCATGCCGAAACCATGCCTCCCAGATTTTCTGATTTCTTCCCATCCTAACTCAGACAGCTTATGCAATCTGATTAAAAAGTCAATAAAAAAATCTGCTTTGTTACAACTTTTAATAGATTTGTCGGATAAGTATCTAAAACAAAACAAGGGATAGTCATCTTCGATTATTTTCTGAATGGCAATTGTTTTGGGAGTACTATTCTCCTTGATTAAGGATTTGTTGTTGCTATTGCTTTTTTTTCTTTTTAGACATTTTACTTCAGGCGCTTCTTGAAAAATGTTCGCATCTTATTTTTTTCAATAACATTGCCCTTCCCGATATTCGTCGACTTCCAGGGCATTTCGTTATGGGTTAGATTCATTAGACCAATAGCTGAATAAACTCCATAAACTTTATATACTTCATTAAAAAGTTTTTCTTCTTCAGGTGTCAATGCAAGTACGTTTCCACTATATGAGATTCCCTTATTCCCATTATCTTGGAATCGCTCATACATGGAAGGGACTACCGGCCCGTACATCCATGCTTCAATATCTTCTTCAAATAACGGCTCATTAAAATAGGCTAAATGGAATCCTTGCATGTAATACAACAGCTTTTGCAGTTTTAAGTTGGAAATTAATTCCCCACTGTCATCAGAAGATCCTCTTGCTAAAATCTTATTAGCAATATCTAAAACGGGGTACGACATAGTATTATAGTTTAAAATATTCTTTTATGCTTTCGATATCCATTCGCATACTATTAAAATCAGCACGCAATCTGCCAACCTCATTTTTGATTTCTGCAATATCCGTAGCGTGATTCTCGCATTTCTTCAGCCGATTATTGAGCTTCTCAAACCTACCACGCAATATCCAGACAATAACGGCGCAAACCAGCACAATTATAATGTTAATATAGCTCTCTAACACCCAAGACCAAACAATTTTAGCCATTGTGTAATGCTGTTTGCTGTTTGTAAATTTTAATTATCACAAAGTTAATAAACAAATTTTTTACTTCAAATATAAAACGATCTTTTTGCATAGTTATTATATAAAATAGGGGAACCCCTGAAATCCATAAATATGGTATCCCCAAAGACTATATCAGGCGTTAAATTTGATAGTGAAAATTTGCACAAAGAGAAAAATTAATTTTATTTTGCAATCATAATAATGACGGTTTTATGGCTGACTTAAAAGCATTATTTCAATATTACCTTGACCATCAAACGGAATTCGTAGGTAAGTACAACGGGAAATATCTGGTCATAAAGGATAATTCCGTCGTAGGGGTTTATGATAATGAATCAGAAGCTTATTTTGAGTCAGAAGCTAAGTATGGATTAGGGAATTTTATCATTCAACTTTGCACACCGGGCGATGAAGCGTATGCACAGCATTTCATGTCCCGCGTGGCTTTTGTGCGCTAATATGGATCCGACTGCTTTTACAGTACGAATTGTATTGATTATCAGCACTATTCCTGTCTGTAGGTATCAAATGCAGTACCTTTTGATTCAAAAAGGGTATTTTTTAACGATTCCGTATCTTCCTTGTTAACCCCCAAATTTTCCATCCCACCCATGTGATTAATGCCAATAAAGCAAGCCGTCCGGCCCATATCGAAAATTTTTGCCATTTCGTCAAATCTGCCGGGACGGGAATCTCTTTGTACCGGTCACGATAAACAATACTATCCCGAATTATTGTTTTCTCGGCATCTTTGACGGGAACGGCAACGGGATATGTGTGCGGCTTGTTCCGTAGGTCATGGTACAATGTTCCATCTGTACCGATCCGTGCGTCCGATTCTGCAAAGTCCGTTTCCAAGTGTGATGAACTATCGCGGATCTGTATTTGCGCCGACTGTGCGGGGACAGGAACCCTTACCGTATCGATCCGTATCTTCTCCGCGTATTCGGTCTTATACTCGACCCGGACACTGTCTTTTGACTCCGAGCGGATCGGCATTGCCTGGCGGCAGCACGATACGGCAAGCACTCCCAATATAACTACCAGTTTTTTCACGGCTCGAACTTGATTTCGTTAATGCGGTATTTCCATCCGTTGATAAACCGCTTCTGAGACGGTTTCTTTCGAACGATATTGTCCACGAAATTTAACCGGGCCTGTTTGATCTGAGCGAACAGTTCGCGGGGGTCGCGGGCGTTCAGTGCGGCAATGGTTTTAGGGCCTACGATACCGTCCACTGCAACGCCGAGTATCTGTTGCGGAATCTTGATGCCGTTGGCTCCCGATGCCCAGACCCAATCGACCAGGATGTTAGCCAGCGATTGATTGCGGATCTCGTCGGCTTTCCACCGATCCCAATAGTGCGGTTTCAATACACGGGAGACGACTTCGTCCCATGTAAGCATTTTAAGGTCGTCTACATCGATATCTCCGTCGCCATCCTTGTCATAACCTATCTGTCGCCATGTAGCGATTGTCACACCCATATTCGTTGCGCCGCCCTGATCGTAAGGGTCGTCCACGAAGCCGCCTTCCCATTTCCGGATAAAGGGGGCCAGTTTATTGATGTCTGCCATATCTTTAATCGTAAAATACTGTTCTGTTACTATTTGTTTTTTATGCTTACCGACTTTCTCGGGGGGGTACGTTTATCGCAATTAGATACTGTGCATCGATCAAATTCAGCCATTTTTTTTGCCTCTCGTTCATTCAATAACTCTTCCTTTAACAAGACGACTTCATTTGCCAGTTTTATCCATTTATCACGCTCGGAGTTAACAACTCCTTGCAATCTGTCAATATGTTGATAAGCTTCACCCAACCGTTTTTCTTGCAATTCATCATATTTTGTATCCAAGTCAAGTTCGACATTTTCGACATCTGCTTTTCTTTTTCTTTTTTCATACCGATAGAAAGCTATTTGAATGGCCCATCCGGAGCCGAAAGCCGCAGCCAGTATTGCCAATACTGTTTCCATCTGATCCCGTTTGATTTGTTATTCTTCAGAATTTAATTGTTCCATGATCGCATCGTATATGGCGGGAGTGCAAGCCTCGGCCACCTTTTGGAGGAGATCGGCCTCTCTATTCGAAAGCTGAATTGGCCCTTCGTTATCGTAAATTTTATGTACCAATGCGTGATATTCTATGCCGGGACACCCCGTATAGATTGCGTCGGCAATAGATACCCGGTAATCCCTGACCTCGGATTTCGTCCTGGCAAAATCCAAATAAACCCGCAGATTCGTTAAATCGATGTTCTTCATAATTTTAGTTATTGTAGTTTGCGTAATTCCAATAGCCAGTAGATCCAATAAATGTAAATTTACATTCTGTTGTCCAGTTAATTACAACACGATCCACAAGACTTGATCCCATGCGGATGATCTTGCCTAAAGTGCGAGATCTAACTACTAAATTGCCTGATCCTGATTTTTTAACCCAAACAACCTTGCCGTCTTGACCGTCAGGCAATAAAATAAAGCCTTCCGAAGAACCGCCATATTCCACATAATCGTGCTGTTTTTCTAATACTATGCTGCCGGAAGTGAAATATTTTGTAGAAGTGGCGAACCCATGTATTTTTGATGAGCTACCCAGAAAAAGATCCCCTCTTTGAATATCTATGGCTATACTATTGGGAGTTCCCCAGGCGAAGATACTTATCCCCACTGCGGTAGCCTGGGTATCTCTTGCCTTGACAATCAACCCGCCATAAGTGCCATCATAATCTACATTGTTTCCCATTATAATATAAGATTCTCCGTAAGTAAACTTGATATTACCATTACTATTAGTATTAACAAGGTTTCCATTATTGATGGTGAAGTCGCCTATGTTACCCGATGTGGCGATCACCTTCCCCGTGAACTCTCCGGAAGTTGCTACCACTTTCCCCGTGAACTCTCCGCCCGAAGCGTACACTTTTCCCCGAAATTCACCGGAACTCGCATAGATGGCTCCCCGCACTGTAAGCGACGAAGTAGTCGGTTCGAAAATCAGTCGGTCGCCTCCCAATACAAAATACCCATCCGAATAAAACCGAAACTTAGCGTCGTTGGCCGCTTTTGCAGAAGTGGCGCCGCCGAACAGTATCGGGTATCGGGATAGATCGGAATACGGGTTAATACCCGATAATCCCGCAACGATATTCGATGCGGAATCGCGGACGCCGACAAACCCTGTAAGCAACAAACCGTCCGATATCTCCGTAGTCATATCCGAAAATGCCGATTTCAGAAATTCCAATTCCGCAACTCTTGCGGCTGCGGCATCGGCAGCATCCTGGGCGGCATCGGAATAGGATTTCAATTCGTTCTGAATAGCCTGATTTGCATCTTCTATGGCTCTCGTGAAATCTTTGTATGCAGCATTGAATTCCGTGTATTGTGCATTCACGTTCCTTACTTCGGCTTCTGATGCTTTGCCGTCCGCAATTGCCGCTGAAATGGCATTCAGAAGACTTACTTTAGCTGCGTCAAACGCACTCTTCTTTGTGGCAAGATCCGTTTTCGCCGAACCTCCCAGATAGGGATTGTTATACAGCTTGCCATAGGCGGCATCGGCTGCGGATCCCGTCTCGTTGACCGTATTGATATACTTCTCGATGGATGCCGCTTCCGCGCGATCCACGATCCCGTCGGCAAAGGCTTCGTCGGTGAAGTCTTTCATGCTGGCAACGGTGGTGTTCAGCGACGCCGCCGCATCTTTAGCCTCTTGGGCTGTTTTTTGCGCTGCATCGAGATTCACGACCGGCGTTTCTACCGACGTCCGGGTGGGAAGATCGCCGGATGAACTTCCGGAAGTCCAATGATAACCGGAAGGATGCAATTCAATGAAAGGAACGCCGGATGTACGCACCGTGTACCTGCCGCCGCCGCGAACGTATATGTATTCCATCGATGCCTCCATCACCTGTCCGATGCTGCCGACGGGCGTACTCCCTGTAAAGTTGAAAGCAAAGGAACGAATATATCTTTTGACGGGTATCGTGCCCCAGCGGTTCCCGTTCGACTCCCAGGCGCAATTGCATGAGAATCCCTGTGCATGGGTAGCCCAGGGAGGCTTCCCGCTCGTGCCTAATACGGTTCCGATATTAAAAGTCGCTTTATAATCTGTAGCATTGTATAAAGTGAATGTTACCGGATAATAAGTATCCGGATCGAGTTCCGTAGCGTCGATCGTAGTGATCCGGAACTGCCCGGACGAATAGTACTGAATATTTTTCAGCAACGTCGTCTTCGCATCGTAGTACGTTTTGAATCTCGCATTGAAAACCGACCCGGTGATCGTCGAGGTCGTCGTCATATCCGCCAGCAACGGCGTGATGTATGCGCTCAGGGCATTGTAGACGTTCAGATAATCGGCGGTGCTCAGTTGGATCGTATCGGCCTGGGCCGTAAGGATCGGTTTCTCGCCCTGGATAATATCCCATTCCCGTTTGGCGTCCTGTTTTTCATTGGGGGTCAGCTTATCGTCGTTGGCGATATCGGCCAAGGCGTCCAGGGCTTTGTCCGAGTACTCCTTCTGGTCATTCAATGACGGCGACCACGTTAAAGCCGGGCGGTTGCCCTTGACAAGCATGGCTTCGCGGTAGGTGACCGAAACCCCGTTGGTTTTTCCCGATTTCCCCGCGTACATCAGAAACCAACCGTCTTGTTCTATTACATTTTCCGGAATCTTATAGACAGCCGTTCTTTTGTCAAGTGTTAACTCACCAAGTGCCAACGACTTATTATACGTCGAATTGACAATATTCACAGTAAATCCTTCTGGAGCGCCAGCCAATATCTCAATGGATTCAACGGATAATGCAAACTCATCCCCAGGTCGAATGTGAAGAGGAAAAGCTTTATATGTGTGCGTTTGACTTGAATGTGCTGTAATTGTAATTTCCTCACTGCCGTCGATCAGATTTACCGAACCGACATGTACCGAGTCAGCCGCATTTTTTGCCATTGCATCCGCGATGAGATTGGCGAACCGGCTCACTTCCGCATCATAGTTAGCGAAATAAGTATTGTAACTTGACCGTTGCGCATCGGTCAGGGTCGTATCGGAATCTATATTGACCGCAACCGTCCCGGACAGGAAGTTTTTCAAGGTATTGTAGGCGGCGGACAAATCGGCAATCGATACGCCGTATGTCGTCGCATCGTCCTGGTAAGATGCGTATTCTTTGTCGATCTGGGCGACTTTATTGCGTAGCGTGGCCTTTTCTTCTTTGGATATTACGCTATCCGAGGCCATCTGACGCAGCCTGAGTTGGGCATCATTCACATCTTCCCAGTCGGATTCGGAAGCGGTAGAACCCTCGGCTTTATTAGCGTTACTAACATAGATGACTCCCGATGTTTTAATCCATATATCATTTACGCTATACGGAACGGCGGGGGTGCTGTCTCCATAAAACAGCTTAGCTTTCGTTCCGGCCAGTCCCAATGCTTCGCGGGCTTCTGATAGAGCCTGCGCCGCACCGCTATCGGCAACTCGTAGCCATTGGTATGTATTGTTTTGATATGAAAATTTATACCGCTCCGTAACATTTTCCCCGTCAATGACTACAAATCTGTCGTAATAATCCCCGATATGGCGATTCTTTTCCTCGGTGCTCGCCCATTCGTTTGCAGGGGCATTATTGAGCGTAGGCACTTCCGTCCCTTCGTAAGATGTAATCGATCCGTCGATCTGGCTTTGCAAATCCGGGATGATCGTATCGTTAAGCACGTTTACCGCCGTTTGCAATTCCTGCGACAGTTGATACGCCCCCTGTGCAGTAGTGTTGATTGCCGTCTGGATGTATTTATTTGCTTCTTCTAATCGGGTGTTAAATGTGCCGTAAGCCGTGTTGAAGATGTCGTATTTAGAATCCACGTCAGATTTCTCCGTGGGAGTGGCTACGCCGTCCGCCGATGCCGATTGGATCGATGTCAATAGGTTTGCGACAGCCGTATCGAAAGCGGTTTTCGCCGCGGCAAGATTCGTCTTGGCCGTGCCGGTCAGCAGCGTATTATTATATACGGTGCTGTATGACGTATCGACGCTTTCTTTGGTTTCGCCAACGGTATTGGTATACTTTTCAATGGCCGCGGCTTCCGCGCGGTCTATCACTCCGTCGGCGAACGCCTCGTCGGTGAAATTCTTCAGACTGGTAACGGTTTTGTCGAGGGCGCTTGCCGTATCTTTCGCGTCCTGCGCGGTCTCCTTCGCCGTATCGATATCCTGTTTTACCGCCGGCCACTCCGACAGATTATTCAGTCCCGAACTGTTTTTGCCGATTGTTATATCGGAATTAATTTTCACTCTCGGCCTGGTGTCGCCGGAGGCCTGTTGGAAGGTGATGTAAGTCGCTTCGGGATCATCCAGGTTTCTATCCCCGACGAACATATCCCCGTATACATACTGATAGGCCCGGCCTGTCACCGGATTCACTCCGATACCGACATAGTTCTTATCCGTCAGGTCGAAGGAGTCGATTTTTGCTAATACCTGAATGGATCCGCCGTCCCTTGCGTCGATTACGATTGCCGATTGACGGGCGATGTCGGTTCTGTTACCGAACTGCACGATATTGTCCCCTTCCGCAGGGATGCCGCTGCCGTCTTTATCTGTTTTGGAGATATCCACATAATCGTCTCCCACACCGGTAACGAGCGCCCAAAAATATTTAATGATGCTTTTATTGTCGGGGGAATAACGCTGACATCTTGCCTGATCGCCCACGACGATACCGCTATATCTTGTACCGTTCTTGTTGTCGTAGTAGCAGCGATAGTAAGTGTTTTCCTCTTGTACGGACGTACATTCGAAACCACCATTCGAAAATACCGTCTCTCCGAGCCTGAAAGACATCTGGTTTATGATGAGCTCGTTGAATACCGCTTCTTTGCGAATGATTAGCTTGTCCGCCTCCACGACGCTACTACCCGTGCTATCTTTATATATGGCCGCGCCGGATCCGCTGATGTTTCCCTTGCGGAAATTGTCCGTAGCGAACTTATCTTTTGCGATAATTTCAGCGCCGGACTCAATATTCCCCTGCGCGGTAACGTTGCCCTTCGCATCGATGTCCTGACCGGCTGTGATGCTCTTTTGCGTCTGGATGTCACCTCCGGATTGTATGTCTTTTTCGACCGTCAGGCTTCCGGCGGCATTCATGTTCCCGGCAGCGAAATCCAGTGCTTTGCGTCCGCCTTTAGGGTGAAAGTTCTCCATAGCACGGAGCGCGGAGAAAACGTTATAGTCGGTCGGGGCCGTATTGTCGTATTTACGGATAATGTAGATACCTACGCCGGATACGACGCCGATCCTCTCCGCGTACTGATTTCCCTTGATGTTGGTTTCGATGCTTCCCAGGCGGGAATAGACCGTATTGTCGCCGACGGTGTAGGTGGCTTCGTATGGATTGATAAGTTTCTTTTCATAAGCCTGAATACGCGAACTTCTACCAATGGAGCCGAACCTATCGCCTACGAGCTTTACTTTTTGCCCCAAGTCGTAGTTTTTATCGTTTACCTGACAATAAACCGGGTTGGTGGGGCATTCATAAACATTCGTATCGCTACTGTTTTTCTTGGCCCATGTTTTACCGTGTTTCAATAATTCCTGCTCGGCCTCGGTAGTGCGTTGTTTAGGTAGCCTGACACCCGTCAATATGAATTTATTTCCCGGTTCGGGTTTGAGGTTTTCATTTGGGATCGTGATAGAACCTTCGCCCTCGGTTACAGCGATTATTTCGAACTTTTTATCGAATGCCTTTGTATTGATGCTTAATTCAAATTCTCGCCCTTCCAGCGGCCCGCTTTCAAATGTACATCGAATGGTCTCGCCCTCGATGATGTCAGAAGGCGTGAATGGAGTATTTGCAACATACATGATGTATGCTGTGAATTTATTACCCTCATCATCGACACGTTCCTCTGTCTCTACCGATGTAACTGTCTCCGTGTTTTTGGGAAATACGTCCTCAAAAAAGACAAGCTGTTCTACGATGTCTTCTTTAGCAAGCGGTTCCCAGGCATCGATGTAAGGAATGCCGTCGGGCAATCTTAAACGAATCTCTGAAATATGATTGGTAACTCCGCCTTGAGAGGCGTGCCCGTAATCGCTGGTTAGATTGCGCGTCGATCCGAACACATAAAATCGTGTACCGTAATTACTATTGTCGCCGGATCTGCGTGGCATAGTGGCAACGACTTCTCCCCGTCGGAAAATTTCTTCGCTTCCGAATTCCAGTTTTCCGAAACAGATGTAGACGAGATCCCCGTTCTGTTCAATCCACCACTCACAATCGAATTCGTTCGCAATCATTCCGAGGGCATCATACAATTTATCCCCGCTAAACGATATGCCCTTCGTTATTTCCGACAAATCTTCAGGAACATCCTTCACCACCCAATTGGACGATCCAAGTTCGTGATTGATGCACTCGGCTATGAGATTGCCAAAGCTGGTAAGAGTCGTTGTGAGAGCGAATACAGCTTCTTCGAAACCCTGTCCACGATAAAATACATTGTATTTTTTAAGATGCCCTTCTACTCCTTCGAACTGGATTGAATACTTCCATCCTCCGGTCTCTTCGTTAAAATCGGGATCTACATCCGTAAATATTTCAAAACGAAAGCCTTCGTAAATGATATAACAACCCTTCGGGAATTCGATGTTTTCAGCGAGTTCAAAGTCGAGACGTACATAATTCTCGCCCATCAATGCGTGGTGGCGAACCGATGTATCCAGAATAGGAACTTCCACCAATATCGCATTTGATCTATCATATATTTCAATCATAGCCTGCGTGTTACGCAAGCGAAGATCATCACGGGCGGCACATTATGCCATAGTTTCCAATATTAAAACGTGACAACCGGGAGATTGTCACGTTTTAGGTTTTATATCGTCTCTCTGTCTTTCGGATTCGGTTCGTTGAATGAAAAAACAAATTTCCCGAATCCCAATTTTCCGATCACTTGGCTTGGCGAACTTGAATAATACAGTTTGTACACACGTTTGAGGATCGGCACTTTCAGCAAAATTTCTCCTTTAGCGATCTCGTTAAGAAAGCTTTCGTATCGCTCCAAGTATTCGGACTGTGTCGATCCCTCTATCGTGATAGTTAATTGTACATCCCGTTCATCAAGGCGCGGATTATTGTATAGGATTTGCTTCCCGTCTTCAGCACGTGATTTGTTTGTTACATACGATTTTGCGGGAGGCGGGGTGAGCAGGTTTTCCAGAAAGTTATCACCCATATTCGCTCCCCATGTCTTCCAGGCGTCTTTATTGTTGATGTAAAAATCTCCTTCCATTGCTTTAATCGTTACATTTCACAATTTTCACATTTCCAGTGCTGTTTATGTTCCCGCCATGACAGATAACGGTTGCTGTCGCATTACCGGAACACACAACATTTACGTTCGCGTGATCGTACACCTTTACAAACACACGGGCATGTCCGCTAGCCTTTATGGATACATTGCTTTGGTGACGTGCATAAACGGTTCCAGTGCCGAAATCATCGTATACAATCATTCCTACACAACATCCATTGCATACGACTTCCTGCAAATTGGACGTATTAACAACATCGTCAACGAATATTCCGTGTTGTTGCATAATCCCGTCGAAATGCTTTTTCATATATGTGCACGACGGATAATCGTGATCGATGCAGAAATCGAGTCCTTTTATGTACATTTGACACAGAGAATGTTTATCTTCGTTTTGCCATCTTTTTTGCCACGGTGTACAAAGGCCCAACGAGATCGCCTTTTCTTTCAATTCATCGGATACATTCATAATCAACTTCCTCCAAGACTGTTACTGATTCGTTTTAATATCGGATTGGTTTCTGTCCTGATGACATTCACTGCCTCTTCCGTATTCTTGCGGATATATTGTAGGTGTATCATCGACGTTTCGGCCATAGATCTTAATTCGGTTGATCTGGTCAATAACCGGCTTATATTCATATCTATGCCGGTATGTGAAATCATAAATTGTTTGAAACGCGCAATGTGTTCATTCAGATTGTTATATATCCCCCTTACATCCGACTGAATCGCAGTAAAACGCCCATTCAGTTCCGATCCGGTATCTTGTGACATGGCTTCATATCCTTTCGACGTGCCGGTCTGCTTCTTTCCCTCCGCTTCGCCCATCAAATCGAATCCGGCATCCTTAGCGGCTCTTACCATACTATTCCATAAGCCCTTCGAAGTTCCTACGGTTCCTTGCAGGGCGGCAAATTGGGCCGTAAGACCCTCCATGTCTTTCACTGATAATTGTCCGTCACCGAAAGCGCCGCTCTGTCCATCTTCGCCAAACAGGTATTTGCGAAGTTTTTCCATTGCGGGTTGAATAACTTGTAGTTCTATCATCCGGGAGACGAGATTCTTTATGATGTCGTTGACCGAATTGTCGAATGCCGCTGCCGCATCTTCGCCAGCGGCAAAAGCGCTTACAAGGGCCGAGGCAATAGAGCTTGACCAATCCTTCAGACTCGCATCGAACTCCTGACTAAACAGATCTTCGTAGAAGTACTTTATCTGGTCGTCGAGTTCGGCTATCTGTTTTTCATATTCCTTGACGGCGTTGCGGTCTGTCTTCTTTTTCTCCTCTTCCTTGATTCGCATCTGGTCGATAGCATCGCGCTGCGCTTTCAGGTTGTTCAACTGTGCTTTCGCCTGACTTCCCGTCGTACCGCCCAACTGACGCTCGATTACCTTTTCCAACTTCTCATAGGTAGCTTGTAAGTCCGTCACATACTCCTGAAGTCGTTTGATCTGCTTAGACAACTTAGCGTCCTTGTTTCCAATTCCGAATAAGCTGCCGATTACCTTACCGATGCCTCCGATAACTTTAAATCCACCCGTAACGATGGAAAAAGGCTTGCTAAAATCGACCGTTTCAAGCCCGGAAATAATCTGATCGACGCCTTCAAATGCTCCGGATATCTCTTCCGGGATATTAACACCAAAACTTTCAAGCGCGCCGGTAAACGCTTTCGCGGCGTCAAATCCTTCGCGGGCTTTAGCAGCATATTCATGGGTGGCTTCCGTTAATCTTGCCTGAGCTTCGTATCTTCTTTGTTCGGCCTCGGTCAACTTTTTTTCTGCTTTGGCTAAATCCAGAACCACTTCGACGAGCTTTTGGGATTTAGGGTCGTATTTCAGTCCAGCATACACAGTCTGGCCGGATTCCACTTTCCGAAGATCGTCTTTTGCCTTCTGGTAATCGGCATTTGCATTCTGGTAATTCCCGAAGGCCGCTTTTAACGCTTCACCCGGTTTCAACTCATTGATTTTCCTATCCAGTTCGTCGTATGCTTCGACCAAGTTTTTGAGATCAGTCGGGTCGAGAGCCGTTTTCGACTCCTGAATGTACTGTTGCAGACTATTTTTAAGGTTCTGCAACGTGGAATACGCAACCCTGTCCAGGTCGCCGAATATCAGCTCCCAATTCAGGCTTTTTTTAAACTCTTCGACATCAAGTTCCGACATAGCTTTCTTAAACCCTTCCCGTAGGGACAGCTTTTCGTTTATTGACGTTGTTTGGGCTGTCTTCTTTTGGTATTCCTCAGTTATTGCCAGCTTTTTCTGCTGATAATTCCCATATTTCTTCAAATAGTCATTGAGTCCCTGTATCTCTTGGTCAATCAATTTTTGATTGTCCTGAACCTGTTTTTCCAGTATCGCATTTTGTAGTTCGGCAAATTTGGGCGCTGCTTCGGCCTCGGCATTTTTTAAAGCAGATGCATAGTCAAATTTCTTACCCTTGTTTTCTAACTTGGATTCGAATTTTGTCTTCTCATTATCAGTTACTTTCTGGATGTAATCTTGCTTCTGTCGGTCTATTTCCTGTATCTCCTTCTTGTGATCCAGCCGCATTTGAGCAAGGGTTTTCTCCGAGCCTTCTTTCATGGCATTTATCCGGGCCTGCTCTATCGCATTTTGCAGATCTTCGACCTCCCTGAAAATATCCTCTCCTTGTTTGGACAGCGTGTCGGTATAATCTTTTGGTATGCCCATTGTGCTGCTCGATGCTTTGAAGTCCATCACATCGCTAACACCGATATATTTTTTAAGGCTTTCCATAGTTGCCTCTAAGCCATCTAAATATCCTACTAAATCTACATCCTCTCCTGTTGTTTCTTTAATTTTATCCTCAAGTCTATCGTATGAAGCACTGACCTGTTTTTCTATTTCATTAATTGCATTTTTATAACTATCAATAATACCTTTGTCTGCTCCGCCTAAAATTGCTTTATTCATATCGGCAGTGATTCGTTCTACTGAATTGATAGATTCCTGTATTTTTTTATAATCGTTGCTATTAATGATATCTATTTTTTGACCCTCGATCTCTACGATCTTGTTAAATGCAGCTTTAGCCTTTGCAGAACGCATGGTTTCTTCTGTCATCCTTGCGTATGCATTCGCAGCATTACCAGCCAATATCTCTTCATTTGATAAACTCCCTAAATATTCGGGATACAATCGCTTTAGTTCTTTTGCCGCCGCAATTCGATCCTCCATCGACGCAGAGGCATTTTGAGTCGCACTATACAAAAGTTTAAGTTTAACAATCTCCGCTTGCGCATTCTTAGCCCCTTCGGACATTGCTTCGTTTAGGGCTTTTGTACTTATTGCAGTAGCATCGAATGTATTTTTACCAGAAAACAGATTTTTGAAGAATCCTCCGATTTCCTTCCCGTAGGCCGTAATTAATGTGATGCCTACGACAAGAGCCGTCTGCCATGAAGCCACGGATTTTATAAGTTGTTTCCAAACGGGGACTCCTTTTATTCCCTGAGCCAAGAGTGCCTTGTATTCGATACTCGCTCTTTTTATCTCGTCGGCCAACATCGGCAGGTTGTTCGAAATAGCCAAGAAGAATTGTTGAGCAGATATGGTTAACGAGGGAAGTTCCCTGGCTAACTGTTGTACCTGAAAAGACAATAGATTAAATGCTGATGCATAATTCCCTACGTTACGACCGAACCGACCGGTTGTACTTTCCAGTTCAAGCACCTTACCATTCAGCGTCTCTATGTTTTTCCGCAATGCCTCCCCAAAAGGAGAGTTTCGGACGTTTTCTGTAAGGTTGTCGTAAACACGCTGTAGATTCAGTAGGTTCGCTTGCATCTGTTTGGTCGACCCTGCTGTCGCATTAAATTCTCGGACTTGCGAACGAAGGGAGATATTCAATGCATTGATCGTCTGCTTATGCTTCATTTCAGCCGCCGTTAACGAGAGGCGTTTGTCGATGGCGTCGCCTACCGTAATGGCATTGATAGACTCCTGCATTTGTAAACGCTTTCGTTCCTGGGCGATAATAGCCAGTTCTGCACGTTCCTTTTCAAGATTAGCAACCGTAATCCGCATCTGGCTGTCGAGATTTGTAGCCGCCTTTACTTCATCCTCTACGGAAGCGGCCGACTTACGGGATGCTGCGATCTTTTTCTCTTCTGCCTGGACAACATCTTGCGAAGCCGCTATTCTTTTTTTTTCGGCCGCTATCGAATTGTTTATCTCGTTTATAATCTTATTCTGCGCATCGACGATACCCTTGTTAAGTCCGGAAATCTCTTTTTTCGTATTCTTGATCTGGTTAACCAGTTCGTCGAATCCGCTATCTCCTTTCTGCATGGAATGCAGTTTGACATACAGCTTGTCAAGTTCTTTTTCTAATCTGATTACCTCTTGATAATCAGCCCCTATTTTAAAATAAAGTGATGCCATAAATCCAAATCGTCAATAATGAGGTGTGTTGGGGTAGAAGAAGCTACTTTCGTCCCTGTTTTCGCTTTAGCATATCCTTCCCGGATATTTTTTCAACTTGTTTTTGTGCGTCGCCGGACGAGTAATCGAACCGGATCTTATCGGCACACATCATCAGTAGGTTTTGATAGGGTATCTTTTTTACGGCTTCATCATACGAAATTCCGAGATCAAGAAAAGACGCTATCTGTCCGATCATATTATTGTTTCCCGACTTACTCGTATTGGAACTATTATCCGTAGGACTAAGCTTACACTTAGCGAACATCTCGGTTCCGTTAATCATTTCTCCGCACGCTTTCGCGGCCTCGTACAGTTGGCTGATAGTAGCATATCTACGAATGAATTTGTAGGCCAGGAATGCTCTTATATTCCTGAATATGCCGTGCCGGGTGACGGCAACGGATACGGCTTTGCATAGGCTATCCGAATTATTGTCTATCACGCGGAACCATAATATTTTCTCCAAAGGGAATGACGTTTCCGAATATTTTTCTATCATCAGGCATATATCCCAAATGACAAAAGCATATATCCGGAACCAAAATCTGCCCAATGTTACCCTTACGTAATTATTGCGCCTTATCGCCGCCGCTATCAATGTCGATGCTCTGTTCATCTTCTTTCCCGATCAATTCATTTAACTGCGAAAAAACAGCGCATATCTCCCTATACTGTTCGATAGGGATAGAGTCTATGATCTTCAAAACATTCTCGTTTAATTCCGATAGCGAGGCGTGTCTGACGATCTGTCTTTGAAGAATGCACCTACGAAAACGTGAGAAGAAGCCGCTCCCCGATACCGCCAATGCGATTATCCGGGATAAATAATTCGTGTTGTCTGGGATGTCGTTGCGGTCGAAAGAGTGCATCTTACGCAGCGTTTTAAACACGCGGCGAACTGTCAATACGGTCGGTTCCTCGAAAGTCAGGATTCGATCCCCGAATGATAAAATATTAATTCCCATGTCGATAAAAGGCGGGTCGCCCCGCCTTTAAAGATTAAATTTGACCACTATGCGCCTGGTGAGCCTTTCACTTCGCTATCATCGAACCAATATTCAGGAGACACACCCGATACGTCCGATTCCATCATCGTTCCTGCGACAGCCAGTCCGATAGCCCCGTCCGTATTCGCTCCCCGCGCCCCGATGGAAGCCTTCGGAAGTACAAGCCATACGTCATCCTTTGTTTTTGCAACAAGAGCCTTTTTGATATCCTGAGCACCCGATCCGCGTTTCCATCCGACGACCTGGCTCCCGGCTCCTGTAACTAACTCGCCTCCTTGCAGATCTTTTTTCTCCTGATATTGATACAATCCGATTGTGAAATTGATCGCAACATCGCCGGCCTCCCGATCTTCCCGGTAGGTGTTGCCGGTTATCTGATTCTTATACGAGGTTACGGACGCTTCTGCTTCCTCGTAAGTCCATGTATCTTGATGGACGTTTTCGATCTCGTGGAATGTGGATACGCCTTCCGATGGATGCAGGAGAGCGTACAATTTAGCCCCGCTGAATTCAGGGTCTTCGATTACGGGGCCGTAAAAAAGCTGTTTAAGGCTCACCGCTGATATCTTTTTCTCTGCCATAACTTAAAGTTTAAAATTGTTTGTTTTGATAAAAAGTCTTACGTTTACGAAATAGCTCCAGGTGGCTTCGTCATGTTCGGTGGAAATGCTGTCTATCGAATAGACACCCCTTCCAGCCGGTTCATTGAAATATACGGATCGGAATTCATCCTCGGCAATATTTCCCAATTCCCTGAGACGAGGCCCGTTAGGGGTTGGATATTTCAAAGACTTGTCGTAGGGGACGAACAGATTTACATTGCCGTACCCCTTTGACCAGGGATCGTTGTTCATCGACAGGACATTGATGACGATCCGTTCAGATACATCCCTTTCCGTTACCGGTGGATGCACATCCTTATACGCGGGGATGTCGGGAAATACTTCGCGGCACTTCCGGTACAGAATATTTTTGATGTCTTCGGGTGTCATCATTTTTTGTTCAATTCTTTGACGGCATTCAGCGCCGCGCCCGACAACACATCATATCCCTTAGCCTCGACGTATGAGCCGTATGGCATTCCGACTGCAAGTATTAGCGAGCGTCCGGAATGGTCTAATCCATTCAATAGCCCGGTCGTCGCTTTTACTGCCTCGTCACGTCCATAATTATCGGCCACACGCATTTCTTTGATCCTTCCATCCGTGATAGCATAACCGGGAGAGTTGCGAAGACGGTACGTCCGGTTCTGATATCTGGTCTTGCTGGTTGCGTACCGGATAGCATTTTCGCCAGCTTCCCTCATGGCATCATCGACCTCCGCCTCCAATTGCTCGAACGCTTCCCTGATGTCCGAAATGTCTATTGCTATATCCATATCTCAGAGTAACCTAAAAAATTACATCGGCCCGGTACTGCGATAGTCCCTTCACCACGTAATTCCCCATTCGGATAACATGCTCGTACACGATCTCCGATGGAAAACTTTTTTTGACCGCTTAAAACGATATGATATCTATATACATAAGCTTGTCCGTTGATGCCGACCGTTTTCGAAGCTTCGTTATCGTCGCATCTGCACCGGCACACTTCAACCCATTCCTCCTTCCCTGTGCCGGGGATTGTATCGCCGTTGGAATCGGTTTGAGGCGATTCTTTATGCAGAAAATAGAGTATATGTGGCATGTAATACATATCACCAAAGGTCTGATGCGTCGGATATGGAACTTCCTGCTTCGCAGGCGATCCCCAGTTGATTACATAACATCCGATAATACTCCCTCAGTCCGGATTTATCCCATTGGACGGAAAATCCGTTCTCATTGACCGATTCCGGCATGGCAAGGATAGCAGGGATAATACCCGTCATCGCTCTTAATACTTGCTCCCGATTTTCTTTTGTGATTTCTGTTTCCAGCGAGATATCCGGATCTGAGAGAGTGACATCGAAAAGGTCAGCCTCCGACAGTGAAACGCCGAAGGTCTGAAACCTGTCTGTTATGTATTCGCCTACCGTCACGATTCCGTATTCAGTGAATAAATACCGTTTATTTCCGTGATTACCGGAAGCGAAAGCGATTCCGCCTTGGTAAATTCGACGCCGTTCGAATTCTGGGTTTCTCCGACTCCCCATTTGGATACCCGTATCCGTCCGTAGTTCGAATACGAAACACCTGGCTCTTCGCGCAGTTCGCTGTTGGCGTATGCGTTTTTAATGACGCCGAGATTTCCCGCCGGAACAAACACGATATTTTTCGGATTCCAGGGTTCGTAGGATCTGAAAACGCCGTTATCCTGAATCCTACATTGCCTTCTCACCGGTTCGAAAACAGGCAGCTCGTTCGAGCGCATGAATTCATTCAGGGAAGAGAGCAGCAGCGGACTCGATGATTTATCCGTTCCGAAGATCACCTGCTTCATCTTTTTGCTGCGAAGAATGAAGGACAGCTTCGACGGGGCGAGCAGAATACGGTCGAATGCCACTTTGTCGGAAGCGGCATCGACAATGCTCTGAATGTCATCGAAGACATCGACTGTATCGATATTGCCATTCGTCCAACTGGTCGTTGCGCTGCCCTTGTTCCCTTCCGGCATGTTGTAGTCGATGGTCGTATTAATCCCACCTTCGGGGTTGTTAGTCGAATCGAGAGTAGCTACGCCTTCGTTAGACAAGGCGTTCAGGATGATGATGTCCAGTTTGGCTTGAACGCCACTCACAACCGTCTTTGCGTCCCCGAACATAAGGTCGATCAATTGCTGTTTTGCGGTTCCTTCCGGGATCATCCGGCTATCAAGGATTTGCAACACCTTTCGATAGGTGTCAATCGTCATCGGAAGGGTGATCGCATGAGTCAATACCTTTTTAGCAATTGTCTCAAGCCCTTCCGTTCCGATAACCGGCTCTTTTGAATTCCGATCGATGGTGGCAGCGGCAATGCTCACATTGTACTTGCCTTTGATTTCTTCGAAATCCAGGCCTATCGTAGGATAATCCCAGGCGAAGAACCGTTCGTAGAAAACGTTATCGAAAAGCTGCTTGTGAAGTCTGGATACAGCGTCGAAGCGAAGCTGTATTTGCTTGGTCAGGTTTCCGAAAATGGAACTGTAAAAGAATTTTTCTGCCATAGCTTACTGTTTGATGAAGATGATATTCGGGTTGTTTTTCAGTGTAATCCCCTGAAGCCATGCTTCTGGGGGATCAGGAACGTATCCGCGTAAAACAACGGCATCGTAGGCAACTGACACCGTGTCGGAATCATCGCCGTTCAGAGGATCGGTCGTCTCTCCGACAACGCCGTTCGGGACATATTTTTCTTCCGAACTCGTGGTCGCGGTAGCTTCCAGAAGGATGTCGCCAGCCGCGAGTCCGGTAATGGCGGCGGAAAGAGTGATAGTGTCGTAATCGGCATTCGATGCGTCAATGGACGAAATCGTTACGCCCGTCGTCTCGCCTGCTTTCATCACGACATCGGCGGCCTGGAATAGATGACCTTTTTTAACTCTCGGCTTCGTTGTTGTGCCGCCCGTAACGACTTCGGCATGTTTTGAAATGCCTGCTGTGAGTGTGCCGGGCATAATCGATACAAGTGTGCCTCTCGGAATTCTCGTTCCTTTGGGGAACGTTTGAAGCAATTTGTATCCTCCGGGAAGAATTTTAGCTTCTCCCCTCCAAAAGACGGGCATGTTCCCCTCTTTGGTTTCTGGTGTGAATTTTACTCCCATTTGTTTGATTTTTATGTTTATTTATCCGGAAGGGCGCTCGCCCATGAATCCGCCTCTCCTTTATCGATGTCGCCGAGGGAAGCGAGCAAGCTCGAATCGTTCTTACTTCCCAGGCTTGCCGTCACGATATTTTGTTTGACTTTGGACAGGTGGGCTTTGATCGCGTTTTCATCGGCATCACTCGCAATCGAAAAGCCCTCGTCGATTCTGAACTGCGGGATGTCGAGCTCTTTCGCAATCCGCAGAATTGTAGATTCCCTCGCTTGAGCCGCCTCGCGCGCTGCATACTCTTCGACCTGTTTCTGTAAGGGGGCGACTTTTGCATCGATCTTCGCATCGATCATTTGACGGATCAAGTCTTCGTATTGAGCAGAAAAGCTCGGCTTCATGTCGGCAGTGGCTACATGCGCAATAGCGGCTTCCCCCAATTGGGATACCGCATTAGGAGTATTCGCCGCGCTCGCCGCTTCCGCAGCACGCTGATTGCCGTATGATTCGAAGATGTTTTGAAGAGTGATTCCTTCGACAAAGGAATTCGCTTCTTCCTGGGTCGTGATTGCCTCGCTTTGACTATTTGCGATCCCTTCCAGAATGGTGTCGGGGACATCGGCAAAACGGGCTTTAAGTAATGACAAAATAGTCTCTTTCATGCTGATATTGTTTTGTTTACAATTACAACACAAAAGAGGGCACGTTCGGCACATTGGACAATGCTTCCGAAATAAAAAACGTGACAATCGCGCGATTGTCACGAAAAAGTCATTTTATCCGGAATTGGACATAAGAAAAACCAATGGTATTTTATATTATTATAATATTTATTAATTTGTAAGGGGGGGGGGATTTTTTCTTTATATTTGTGCTTAAATATTTTAAACCTATTATTTATTGTGTTATGAAAAAACTATTATCCTTTGGAGTAACGTTTGTTGCTGCTATTTCTCTCGCGTCTTGTTACAACACGCGAGTACTTGTTGGAAACGTAAAACCTAAAGAGCCTGTCGTAGAAGTTAACAAAGAATGGAACCACCATCTTATTTGTGGTCTTGTTCCTCTGGATAATGCTACTATGGACGCATCGGAATATGTTAATGGGGCGGAAAACTATATCGTAAAAACGAATCATAGCTTTTTAAATATGCTTGTTGGTTGTATAACAGGAGGTATTTATACCCCCACTCAGACTAAATACTATCTTCCGTTAAAAGATACGCAGAAAGAACAATAACATGAGAAAGCTTTTATTTTTATTAATGTTTAGTTTTTACACGCTTTTACACGCTTTTTTACATGCTTATTTCTTTTGATGTTTTGTTTATATGCTGTGTGTTAGGTGATTAAAAGCGTGTAAAAATGTTTGGGTAAGAAGAAAATACCTCCCCCTAAAAATATAAACAATGCCCCGTTTTTCAGTAATCTTATCTTCGGGCCTAATAAGCATTTCGCCCTCACCGGTTAGAAGCCAAACTCGATCAAACTGAGGAAAAGTATCCGCAACTTTATTAAATAGGTTATCAGTAAGGTATTTTTCCGAACCATTAAATGCTGATGACAAATTTGTTTTGTCGAATCCAATGCATTCAGCAAATTCTTTTTTCGTAGACAGCACTTTTTCGTAGCGCAATCTTTCAAAAACATCTAACAACCTATCTTTTTTAGTCATTATATATCAATTATTTGCACATTGCTTAGCGAGGTTGTACGAAATTAATTTGTATATTCATTTGTAAATACAAATTTAATTTATATATTTGCAATACAATAATACCGCAACAACAAAGGAACGCGATATTATCAATGTGAAAATAGTAAAAAAATACCAAACCATGAAAATGAGGATTAATAAAAGCGAAGTAATGAAGAGGGCCTGGAAGATTTTCAGAGGTAAAAACCCCTATTCGTACAGTTTTTCAGCAGCCTTGCGTCGCGCATGGTTTGTTGAAAAAGAAAATGCCAGGGCTGAGATTGAAAGAATCGAACGCGCCGCCGCAGTAATCCCGTCGCACAGCGACATGCCCTTGTTGGATGCGAGCCGCTATTACAATGGGGCGGATAGTTACGGAAGATATTTTGGAGATTAAAAAAATAGACAAATGACAAACGCTTTTAAGAAAGGAATGTTGGATGCGCCCAAAAGACATCAGGTTTTGATTCGGGAAAAGATTAAAGAAAAGTTGGGCATCACAAGTCGTATACAATTCAATAATCGACGTGATGGCATCGTAAATCATACTCCGGCAGAAAGAGACGCCATAGAAGCCATTTTCAATGAGTTTGGAGTAACCGCCCCCTGGGGGAAAGAATGATATGAAAACCGATTCGATACTAACCAAAAGAGAGGCCCAGGTAGCCGAGTTATGCGTCAAGGGGTATATCGGGAAAGAGATCGCCGATAAGCTTAATACCTCTTACCGTACTGTCGTGAACCACTTTCAGAACATTTACGACAAAACAGGTATCCGCCGGTCAACCAATGCCCTGGTGTCGTGGTGGTTTTGCGTGAACTTTTCGATTGACATTTCAGAAACGGCAAAGCAGATTATCGCGGGGGTATTCTTTCTGATGGTTCTTCCTCACGAGATTTTCATTCACGACACACAGCGGCGCTTTTCCCGTAACGGGCGGGTTATCGAACTGGTAGAGAAAGATTACGAACCGGAATTTATGCCTCAAATGTCGGCTGCATAATAAAGCAAAAAAATGAAAGCAAGCATAAAAAAATACAACAATAGTTTGCAAAGTCAAAAAGGTTTTGCAGGTGAGGAATGGCGGGATGTGGTCGGATATGAGGGATTGTATCAAGTATCCAATTTAGGGAGGGTTAAAAGCCTTGAGCGTGTGGTAATTCGCAAAAATGGGAGGCCGTATACTGTTCTTGAAAGGATTAGAGAGTGTGTGCTAGACAATAAAGGATATTGTTTAGTGAAACTACATAAGTATGGAGTAAAGACAACATATAAGGTTCCCAGACTGGTTGCGGCATTATTTATCGCCAATCCCTATAACAAAGAACAGGTAGATCATATTGATGGGAATAAGTGCAATAATTCGGCAGCTAATCTGCGGTGGTGTACGAATAAAGAGAACTGTAATTACCCAAACATCAGACGAGCCAAACATTATAATGTGGCAACGAAGGGGAAATACCATCATTTGGCTCGACCTATTATCGGTATCAACACAAAGAACTGTGCGCTAATTCAATACGACTACATCCAACAATCAAGGCAAGATGGATTCAATCCACAATTAATATCATTATGCTTAAATAACCATCCCCATCACTTAACACACAAAGGGTTTAAGTGGATTTATGCACAACAAAAAAATAAAAATCAGTAAGAATGTTTGCGGTTTCAAATGAAATTACTATGTTTGCAATGCGACAAACCCATAGGACTGCACGCCGATCCGATGGTATTACATATTCCGCTGATAAAGCGGGGCTAATTTCCGGCATATCTTCTGGCAACAGTCGATGTGGGTTTGTCGCAGAACTAGGGAATAGCTCCGCCTATTCTCTTTATACATACCAAATTTTTCGACCATGCGACAAACCTCGAAGAATTTGCAGCCCGACGCACCAGGTGCGTCCGCTTCAACGCAAGAGCGTGCGAAAGTCGCTCAATCTATCTTTAATCTTTCTGACGAGGAAATCATCCATCGTTTCAAATCTCTTTCAGAGAGTGAGATCCGCGATCTCGCTCCGGTGCTCCGTATCCTTTTCTGTATGCTCTTAATTCATAACAATAAACGCTAAACAATTGTATTACAATACACTAAATTAAAATATGATGGAAAATTTATTGCAATGTGATGGACGCCGTTTTCGGTGCAAAATCAATGAGACTCCCGCCGAAGGCAGAATCCGGGTAGAAGATAACAATGTGTATTTATGCCAAAATGAGATGGATGGGGCCGAAGCAGATAACAAGTTCGGTTATAAATATAGCTGGAGCGTTTCATCAGGATCAAAGGAATCTCTTGCATTAAACCATATTTCCGACTTCATCCTTACCCCTTCTACCCCCGATGAAATCGAATCCTACAAGGATTGGCAGGTGGGAGATAAGGTGTGTTGCAAGGAAGGTATCGTCATTTCTCCCTTCTCACTACATGGCGAAATTATTTTCAGAAGCGGAGAATTGGTTGTACCAAAATTCAATGACCGTGCCCCCTACGTGTTTACATGCAACGAGCTTTACAAGCGAGGCTATCGCCTCGATGTCGAACCCCTTTCTGAAGAAGAAAAAACCGTTGAAATTTCAATGGACGAGATTGCCGAAAAATGGGGCATTTCGAAAGATCAGTTGAGAATCAAGAAAGAATAATAACGGCGAGTGAGTGGCGGAAATGGCAGACGCACTTAAACAGGAGGGCTGATAGTGGTCGGGGCAACACAGTTGCCGGAGGACGCTCCTCGGAAAGCATCCATGCGGGTTCGAATCCCGCCTCACTCCTAAAAATGTTCAAGTAACGCCTCATGGATATGAAAATATACAAACAGAAATAGGCATGAACGGTATTCAAATCTTCCAAAACAATCAATTCGGGCAAATCAGAGTAGCCACGAACGAAAACGGCGAACCGATGTTCGCTGCGACCGATATTGCGCGGACTTTGGGTTACTCCAATCCCCAAAAGGCCATACGTGACCACTGCAAGGGGGTGAACGAATCGTTCACCCCTACTGAAAGCGGTATTCAGTCAATGAAATTCATCCCTGAGGCGGATGTTTTCCGTCTTATCATGAAGAGTCGTCTGCCACAAGCCGAGCAGTTCCAAGACTGGGTATGCGGAGATGTTCTCCCTTCGATCCGCAAACATGGCGGTTATTTAACTCCGGAGAAAGTGGAAGAAGCATTGCTTAATCCCGATACTCTTATTCAGTTAGCCACACAGTTAAAAAATGAGCGTGCCAAGCGTATTGAAGCCGAGGCGCATAGTAAGGAGTTGGAACCTAAAGCACTCTTTGCGGATGCCGTTGCCACAAGCGACCGGTCTATCCTTATAGCCGAACTTGCAAAGATACTTCGTCAAAACGGGGTTGAAATTGGACAGAACCGTCTTTTTGAATGGCTGCGTCATAACGGCTACTTATGTTCGAAAGGCGAGTACTACAACCAACCGACTCAGCGCTCAATGGATATGGGATTGTTCGAGATAAAAAAGACCTCTATAACCAAGCCCGACGGCTCGGTGCTGGTAACGTGTACCACGAAAGTGTCCGGTAGGGGGCAGGTCTATTTCGTAAACAAATTTCTCTCTCGTTGTACGGCTTAACACACAAAGAGATGTCAGCGGTTAGTGTAAATATTTCAGAAAAATGTTTGCGAAATCAAAAGTTTTGCGTACATTTGTTATTGCGAACCGATACGAATATCGTATCACAAAAACATAATAACGCTGATAATAAAGCGTTGCCCTTTGTCCACTTCTACTACGGTAGTCGTGTCGGTTCGCAAAACTTGACAGGGCAACGCCTTTTTTGTTGCCATATATTAAAACTTTTAACTGACAAATGCGAACCGAAGTTAAAAGCACTAAGGCGAATAATAGTACCCTTACTGCACCTGTATCCGAATTACAGGACATTCTCAATCTCTCAAATCGAGAGATCGCAATCCGTTTACAATCACTCTCTTTGGACGATCTTGAAAAGCTCGCCCCGCTGCTTCGTGTACTTATGTATGTCGTTTTAACGCGAGAAAGCCATGCCACAGAAGAACATTCCGCAAACAGTAACCTTTGGTCAGGTGATGGATTATATTAGTGAATTAGAGGCATCTAACCGGGTGCTTAGCGCTGAGAACAATAAGATGCGCCACTACTTTAATCTTGAATTGGTGGCCGACGTGCCGGTATCGGTCAATACTGCGTGCGATATACTCGCTCGCCATGCGAACTCGATCCGATCATACATAACCAGTGGATTGCTCAGATTGCACCCCGACAGTACGGACAAAGCACTGAAGATAAGACTTGATTCGGTTCTCGCATTCAAAAAAGCTAAAGCGGAGAAACGATGAAAGCGGTACTATTTATTACAGCCATATTGCTTGCGGCGAACGAGTCGCGCGACATCTGGGTGAACCTGATCGGCATCGGATTGATGGCATTGCTTGTAGTTCTTTTTAACCACAAAAAACACACGACCATGAACGAAGATTTCAAAGTATCGGACAAAAGTAACGATCCGGATCTGAATACGCCCCGGATTGCACTTTCGAAGCTGGCCGTTTCGGGAGAAATGAGCGAAGACGGTCGCAAGGAAATTATCAACTACTTAAACGAATTGTAGCCATGATAAAGCTAACAGCCGAAGATTATCGCCGTATGGCTTTCTTGGTTGAAGACAAGTCATACGATTTCAGCAGTGATTTCGAAACTACGATAGAGTATGACACCGACCGGTTCAACTCCGATCTTCAGGTTCATGCAATGTCTTACGACCATGACGGAGAAACAAGGCTATTTATTACGTATGCACAATTAACAACCTCTATTCCAGAAGGCACAATAAATAATGACTTCGACAAAAACAGATTGCAGTACAATTTGGTTCATTAGGTTTTTGTAAGTTAAGGTTAATGATTCGCCCTGCGCCATCCGCGAGGCCCGCGCAGGTTATTTGAAAATTCAAACACGTAAATATTATGCTAACAGAATTAACATCGGATCAAAAAAGGATCATGCTTGAAACGCGTGATGAATGGATTAATCTATTCTTTGATAATGTCAGGAATAAACGAGGTATAGACAAGCCTGCTTTCGAAGAAGGGATCAAATGGCTTTACAACGATTTGCTGAAAAAGCCTACTCCGAAGATTATTTATTGTGATGGGTGGCTGAGCTGTTTATTAACCATCGCGATTTTAAAGAATAAAAACCTGATTAAAAAATCATGGGCTTCGGTCGGGGCTCCGGTCGGGGATTCGGTCAAGGCTTCGGTCAAGGCTTCGGTCAAGGATTCGGTCAAGGATTCGGTCAAGGATTCGGTCGGGGATTCGGTCGGGGCTTCGGTCTGGGAT